CAAACATCACTGTCTGTTTTGCAAGAAAAAGCAGATGAAAAAGGCTTGTCCGTATCTGGTCTGATAATAGCAATCGTCAATGAAGAATTAATTCGTACCCGTTTTTAAAACATCAAACATAAAAAGTGCCACTAACCGTTTTCGGTTAGTGGTCTTTTTTTTGCCCATTTTTAGACAAGTCCTCTGCGTTTCGCTATAGCAGAACTAACTTTTGTTATCATAATCCACAATTTTGTCTCGTCCGTACCCGTCTTTTCACAGTACATCCGTACCCCTTCTGGCAGACGGTAGTGCAGTTTAAAAACCTCTGTCAGTACCTGTTTTTGTTCATCCGTCAGACCGTGAAATACTGCCTGTACCGCAATCCAATTATCAATGTCTGCTTTTCTTTTTCCTTCTGTCCGTATTGATTCCGGTGTAGACAGATAAAATCGGATTGCATGGTTCACATAGTCCGTGTAGTAGCACCTGGTTTTCAGTTTCCGTACCTGTTTTTCACTCATCTTTAACAACCTCACTTATTCTGTCGATTGAATTATCGTAAACGTTTATCCGTACCCCAATTAGGTCAAACACTTCGTCAATTTCTTCATCAGCATCAAACATAACTGCTACCCTGTGGTCTACCTCATGCAGAAAACTAACGATTTCTTCAACGCTGTTACCTGCTTCGTGAAGTTCCTTGGCAATGGCAGCATACATCACTTTGAAGAAAGCAGATGATGCGTATCTGTATCCTTCTTCGTACCCGTTTTTACGGGCAGTATCCAGGTCGTCAGCAGTAATGCCATTCACCGACAATTTCCGTACCCGTTCTGCCGTTCCATCCCGTACCCACTCTTGCATTTTCTGCCGTTGTTGTTGTCTTCGCATCTGTCTGTTTAAACCCATATCAGCACCTCTTTTTTTGCTATTGCTATTTTGCTGCGAAAAATCGACTAAATTACCGCTTGCAATGTCCAAATGAGTATTTATCCATTCTCAATAGTAGACATGGGTAAATGACTCTATTTTTACTGTTATTTACTGCAAAACTAAATAAACCTGTTAATCCGTTTCATCCTATCCGACAGTTCTTGTCTCTGTTCTTCTGTCAGCACCCGTTTTTTCGGAATGCGAATCGTAAACCATGCAGTAGGCAACTCGCAGTAAATGCACCCGTCATTTTCTTCTGGTTCTGCAATGATCCGTACCTGTTCTGGATACTGCTCCTTTAATCTACGCACCTTGTTTATAAACTTCCGTTCGTCTGAACTGAAGTAAGCAGTATCTCTGTCTGTGTAGTTAAAACAAGTTTCCATGTCTCATTCCCCTTTCTTAAAACGGCACATCAATGTCAACCGCATTTTCAGCAGTGTTCTGTTCCCATCCGTAATGCTTTGTCAAACTACGGACACTGAACACCCGTTTGGTCTTCGGAGAGTAGTTCAGAATAATCTTACCCGTACCCATCCTGAGTGTTCCTGCCAACCTGTTCTTGCTGATTTCCAACTCGCAATCATAGTCCGCACCGTCTTTTGCCCTTGCGTAGTTCATCACTATGTCAACCTTGTTCGTGATATCACTGCTACCGGAAACCTGATCGTTGTCGAACCCGTTCTCGTCCTTCCCCTGTTTCCTTGGATGTGCCACCAAAATGATTGCCACATCGTACCGCACTGCGATCTTCTTCAGTTCACCGACAAAATTGCTCTGTGCCAAGTACAGGTTGTTCTGCTCATGCACTGTCTCCATTGCGGTCATCAGATTGTCAATGCAGATTAGCTTTACATTCCGTCTGCTTGCAACCTCTCTAACAATGTCCGTTAGCTTTTCTGTCTCTTCACCGTCCTCAACAAACCCGTTGTCATAGATGTATGCCCTTCCCCTGTACCATTCACTGATCCTTTTGCTGATAACAGGGTCTATCGTGTATGTCTCATCACCAAACTCATTCTTCTCTGTCAGCATATATCCGTCACCTGCCAACTGACAGTTCAACCATCGTTTGAAGTGATACCCTGCCAACTCACCACTGTAGGCAAACGCACCAACATTCTGATCCAAGGCATTAGCGAAGATATTGCTCATGAATGTACTTTTGCCATGTCCTCTCTTTCCTGTCAACAGGCAAACCTGTCCGAAGCAGATTCCACCACCAAGGGCAGAGTCAATGTCATAAAACCCTGTCTTGACCTTTGGCAGCAGATTAAGATCCACATCCTCGACATCTGCCAACTCTTTAACGTACCCTATGTCCGGTTCAGATGCATTCAGCACTGCCGTCCGTACCGCTTCCGTACCGAAACTTTGCAGAATGTCATTGGCATCCTTCTCACCCAGGTAGTCTTGCTTCCGTACCGCAAATATCCTGTTAGGCAATCTCTGCTTCAGTGTGTCAAGAAGACTCATGTGTCCTTTTTCCAAATCACCGAACACAATCACCCTGTTGAACTTACTGACCCACTCATAGCAGTTAGGTATCCACGAAAACCCGTTCATGCCCGTTGGCACAGAGCAGAATGCATCAGGTCTGTTTTCCTCAAAACCTTTGAATGCTTCAGCAACGCTCATGCTGTCCAACTGACCTTCAGTGATTACGAGTGTATCAAACCCCGTACACTGCTTCATGCCAAACAGTATTGGTTTACCTCCTGACTCGCACCATTCCTTGCTGCCTTTCATACCCTTCCTGTATGCCATGTTGCGGTATTTGATAAACACTAACTTGCCATACTCGTTGAAGAACGGAAACCACAGCAGATTTGGTTTATCCTCAAAAGCAGTAACCTCATACCTCTCTGCTGTCTCTTTACTGATTCCCCTGTTGGCAAGGAACGCTAAAGCAGATTCCCTTGGCACAATTCTTCCTGGTGGTTGTGGGAATTGCTTGTACTGTTGCTCTGCTTCTGACGGAGGAACAAAACCAAAGTCTCTACACATCTCGATGAAATGCCCATGATAACCGCATGATCCTCTCAAGCACCCAAACGCACCCGTTTTGCAATTCACACCGAACTTCCACTCATCGTTTTTCGGAGCAGATGTTCCACACTTAGGGCAGTACCGGAATTGAACCTCTCCACCCTTTATTCTTGTTTCAGCACCGATAAACTCAATGAACCCATTAAGGTCATCCATGTTCATGACATACTTCATTGCGTTCTAAACCTCTTATATTCTGCAAAATTATTAAACTGTTCCCTATAAATTAATGGTATATCATCTACTGTTCCTTCATCTTCGCCAAGCACCAAATGACTAACCCTTCTAAATTCATCAGTTCCCCGTTTCACCCGCCCATTCGGAGAGTCGAAGAAAAGAGACTCGTCCTCCCCTTTCTTTCTTTCTTTTATTCTTTTATTCTTATATTCTTTGATTGTTGTTAGTTGCTTGTTAGTTGCCTGTGAGTTGCCATCATGGTTGCTTGTTAGTTGCTCTGTTGATTTTATGATAGCAGATTGGTAGTTTTCGTAGTTGTTTATGGTTATGATCTGATAGTGATTTCTATTGATTCTGCTTATTTCTCCGGTTTCTTCAAGGTTAGCAAGAGCAGTGCGAACATTTTGAATTGTTATGCCACATCCTTCTGCGATGTGTGCATTACTTGTTACAAGAGAACCACGATCAATAGTATCTTTTTCAAAATGACTTTTTTTAACATTTGCCTTAACAAGCAACCACACAAATACAGATAAAATTTTAGGGTTTGTAAACCATCTCCAATTTATAATGTTTCTATCAATTTTGATGAATGTAGTTTTGTCTGCCATATTAACCACACTCCCCGTGTTCAAACCTTGCTTGTCTCGCCTTTGTTAATGCTTTCCATATTGCATCTTCATCTTGTGTTGGAATCCATATTGCAGGATATAGTATTCCTCTTGCGACAAAAATGTCATAACATGGATATCTACTTTCATTAATAGAAACAAAGTTATAGCATGGAACACCGTAGCTGCTATCCCATTCAAGTAAATGGTCTGGTATGTTGCCTTTTAGCAATCTGAATTTTTCTCTGTCACGAAGAAAATCGCATTTTGTTTCTGCAAACCTTATCATTTTCTCAACATCTATTTTTGTTGGTGTGTCTCCTTTGACTTCTATCCACGCTTTTGTCTCTGGAAGATAGAAATCTGGAAGATAATAATATCCATCTCCAAGGTCAAATCCTTCCGGTTCGTATTGGTATTCAATGCCTAACGCATCCATGAATACTGCCCATCGTGCTTCCAACCTGGATCTGAACCTGTACCCGTTATATCGAGTTTCAATCGGTTTTAGATTTGCCATGCAAACATCTCCTTTGCTCTAATTAAATTGTGATATCACAAAATTATGATATCATTAAATTAGAGTATCTAACAATAACCCATATGGTCACTTCTGTTCCTGTTTGTTCCATTCTGCTATCGCAAGTGCCTGTGCCTTTGGATCGAATGGTTCATCCTGGTCTGCGTAGTACCTTGTTCTGTTAGCACACTTTTTGTTCCGACACTCGATCCAATGCAGCGGTACACTGTACCTGTACCTTGGTCTTCCACCGCACTTGCACAGGTTCAGTTCTCTATCCAACACGCATCTCACTGCACCTTACCTCTTCTTTCCATTAGCATTTCAACAATGGTATCTTCTGCTT